TATGTTGATGCCAGAGTTCTTGATTATGTAAAGGAGGTAAACGGCATCGAAGTTAAGGGACAGTACCCTTATAATAAGCAGTTTGAATTTATGATGGATTTCACTAATCAGGCTCAGTGTAAGAAAATTATGGATAAGCTATTCAAGGTTAAGAAGGGTATTAATCAGATTAACTTCGATGGTGAATTTATTGAAGGTGGAGCTGTTGTGACTGCAACTTGGGATGACATTCCTGACGACATCAAGGATTTAGTTGAAATGGGCGTATACAGCAAGGAAGAAGCGCTGGCTAAATGTACTTCTAATGGCAGTCGTGAGCGTCGTATGGTGCTTAAGAAGCCAGCCATTCGTCTGATTGGTGAAGACAAGATTCCTATGGTACAGAAGTTTGAGGAACGATATGCCGAAGATGACCTTGTGTTGGATTGTATTTTTAATAAGTCTAATGATGAGCCTTCTTCTGATGTCGAGGAAAATGAAGATAGCGTAGATAACTCAATGGACTGGCTTAATAGCCTGTAATATTAATGTATAAGATATAAAGTTATATAAATAGAGAGGGGTATATAAATACCCCTCCCACCTCAAAAATAAATCAATTGGAGGAATAGTGCAAAATGAAAATGAAATATGGTAGAAAAAATGAAGTAAATCTTAATCCGCTTGCATATAACCTTGCTCTGATTGGTGAGTCTGGCATTGGCAAGACTACCGTTATTAAAGAATATTGTGAAAAGCTTGCTGGCTCCGATGGTTACATATTCCTTGAAATCGGAAAAGAAGATGGAGCTGATGCAATTACAGGAATCAATTATATTAACTGCCCTGAATGGGACATGGAGTATGATGAAGACACAAATAGCATTGGTTTTAATACTTTTGTAGAAGATGTTTGTGAAAATCGTAGTACTGATTGGTCTGATTTAAAAGTTGTCATTGTAGACACATACGATGAATTGTTTGCTATTGCAGAACCAGAAGTAATCAATATGCATAACAAAGAAAACCCTGCAAAGCGTGTCAAGAGTATTAAAGCAGCTTTTGGTGGATTCCAAGCGGGAGAAGATAAAACAATTGAAATTGTTCTTGATAGACTTTGGGCTTTAAAGAAGGTCGGTGTGTCTTTTATTGTTATTGGTCATACCAAAACTAGAAATGTTACTGACCCTGTGACTGGCGAAGATTACATGCAGTTGACTACTAATATGCCACAGAAATATTTCAATGCAATCAAGACAAAGGTTCACTTCCTCGGTGTCGCAGCCATTGACCGTGAAATTGTAAAAGAGAAGACTGGTAAAAAGAATGTTGTAACTGGACAAGATATCAAGAAAGGTGTTGTCAAGGGCGAAACAAGAAAGATTACTTTTCGTGATGATAATTTTGTGATTGACAGCAAATCTCGATTCTGCGATATCGTAGAAAGCATCCCTTTGGATGCAGATGCTTTAATTAAGGCAATTACTGATGCAATTGCTGTTGAGCAGAAAAAGTCTGGTAAGCCTATCGAAGAAACTAAGAAGGAACAGGCGATGGCAGAAAAGGAAAAGATGAAGCGTATTGCAGAGGCTGAAGAAGCTGCTCGTGCAGAAAAGAAGTTAGACGAAATCAAATCTGAAATCATTGAGTTTTTTACTGCAAATAAGACTAATATGAGTGTGATTAAGCCTGTACTTGAATTGTGTCGTGAGAATGGATTCAGTAATCCTAACGAGATTGACAATGTTGATATAGCAAAGAAGGTACTTACTGCTTGTAATAAGTAATAGTTAAAGTTATATAATAATATACCGCTTATACCCCTTTAGCATTCCGCTTTAGGGGTATAATGCAAATTTAGATTTGAAATGGAGTGAGAATATGGCTAGAAAGAAAATGACCGAAAAAGAAAAGCAAGATTGGGAATCACTTTATTATTATGTGAAAAATTTAATGGGGTATGATGAAAACCAGTCTTTATCTAATGCGATGGTTCTTAGACTTAAAGGTTTGTTGACTAATAAATTCATAGAGAACAAGAACATTGATTCTACAGCCAATTATTCTTATGGAACTATATTAAATACTTTTAAGTATTCATCTATTGATATTCAAAGAGCGTTAAAAACAAATAAATTCTCAGATGAAATGCATCGTTTTAATTATATTTTGAAAATCGTAGAAAGAAATATTAACACGGTATATATGAAAACTAGGGGCATAAAAAAGTCAGAAGAAAAAATTGACGATGTTGATACTACGATTGCTAATTATACTGGCGTTAAATATCAGGTAAAGAAAGATACAAAAAATAGAGAAGATAAATTTTCAGACTTATGGTAAGCATGGAGGTAAACAATGGCTGAAAAAAACACAAAATTATCTCCATTTGAAAAAGAACAAGCAGAAGCAGCAAAACAAATTCTTGAATATAAGCTAGGTTCAGAAGCCTCTATTGTAGCAATGATATATAAAAATCCAGATTTACTCAGAGAGACTAATTTGGATTTAAATAGTTTTCATCATAATGTATGGAAGGTGTACTTCGAGATTGCGAGAAGCCTAATTATCGACGAGAAAAAAGTCACATTATCAGAAGTTGATGTTGGACTATATCTCGAACGACATCCTAAGTTAAGGGCAAAATACGATGATTATGGCGGATTCCAGACTATCGAAAATGCAGGGGCATATATTAAGGAAGAGAACTTTGATGGCTATGTAAGAGATTTAAGAAAATGGAATACAATCGCCAAATTGGTCAAACAGGGTTTCCCCGTTAAAAATAGACTTAGTGAATTTTGCGATATGTCTGCTGAAGAAATTTATCAAGAATATGAAGGTTATATAAATCACATTTTTTCCAATATAGACCATGAAATCAAATCTTATAATGCACTAGAAGGATTGCACGAATTGGTAGATGACCTTAATGCAGGAGACAATATAGGACTTCCTATTTGCGCAGATTTGTTAAACAAAGAAATAGGCGGGTTAAAAAGAGGGAATATTTATTCTTTAACAGCTCCGTCAGGTGCAGGTAAATCAACCATTCTTATCAACTATATTCTGCCTTCAATGTTACAACACAATGAAAGATGTTGTATGTTCATCAATGAAGAAGATGTTAAAAAGGTAAAAAAGGAACTTTTGCTGTATTGTTGTACAAATATCTTAAAACATCCTATACAGAAAGTACAATTAAGAAAATAGATAATGTAGAAATAAATTTATCAAAGGAACATAGTGTTAATGAAGAAATCGTAAATGAAAAAGTTGTACAAGATGAGATAGAAGAGCTTAAAGAATATTTAAGCAGTGAGTATGGAACGGCAAAAGAAAAAATACATATTAATGAATAACGGAGGAAAAGAAATGTTTAAAGATAAAATAAAACTTGTAAAAGCTAAATTTATTAAAGAGACAGAAGGTAATAATAAAAGAAAAATAGAAAATTTATTAGTTTTTTTAGTTCTTTTAATAATTACTGTAATAGCTATAAATACAATATGGGGAGATAAAAATGAGGAAACAAAACAACAAGACAATAATAATTCGTATAAACAATTGGCCTTAGAGAATACAATTAGTAGTAATAATCAAGAGACAACTGAATATAATTTAGAACAAAGTTTAGAGGACATACTATCTAAAATGTCAGGCGTGGGAAAGGTAGATGTTTTAATTACATATTCAGAGACGAGTGAAGTGGTAGCAATGTATAACGAAAAATATACTTCTAGTAGTACAGAAGAAACAGATACAAATGGAGGAACTAGAAAAATAGAAGAAGCTGATACTAATAAAGAAATAATATTTGAAGAAAAAGGTGGAGAGAAGGTGCCTATTACTCAAAAAGTAGTACTGCCAAAAATGGAGGGGGCAATAGTAACTGCAGAAGGTGCTCGGAAATATTAATATTAAGACAAATATAATTCAGGCAGTTAGTGCAGCAACTGGTTTAGCAACTTATCGCATTCAGGTATTTCCAATGGATGTTTAAAGTAAATGAAAAGCAGCATCTTGCGTTGTAGGGGCGGCAACCTGCCGTCCGAAAAAAATATACAATAATGTAGGGGCGTATTGCATACGCCCGTTCTTCGAAGGAATTACTATAAAAAAGGAGAGATAAACATGAAAATTTTAAAAAGAAACCAATTAATTGTTTTAGTAATATCACTAATGCTTATAACAGCAGGTTATTTAAACTTTACTTCAAATCAAGAAAATGTTATTACCAGTACAATTGCAGATAGAGATGATAGTACAATAGGAGATGCGCAGCTTGTAAGTACAATACCGAGTGATAATGAAGCAACTAAAATAGA